TATGATTTTCTTAAAGAAATGCGATTGTTTTCTATGCGTAGACTATTGAGATTTGATACTCGCGACATTGCAAAAAATAATCTTGATAAAAACGATTTTCAACATTTGGCCGCAACGCAAGGCCCTAAGGAAGAACCAGATATGAACACAATGAACGAATCACGTTGGAACCCTAAGAGTTCTAGCAAAACAAGCCGCGCTGTACAGGGTAAAACTGAAGTTATTGTGAGACACGCAAAACCTGTAGATCCACTATACGCAGGTAGCCGTAGTCAAAAAAATAATATCAAAGCTATCTATATTCAAAATAGAGATGGCGAAAGATTCAAGTATCCATTCATACATACCGCCGGTGCATTTGCTATGGCTCAACACGTTGATCATGACGGTGTTCCACATGATCCAGCTGGAAAAGCTATTGTTAAAATGAGTGAACAGATTGCTCAATTAGGCGAGTTCCATCGCCATGTTCAGCGTAGTTCATTACATGATGATGCAATGGGAATTACAGAACGTGCATTGGCTCGTATGAATGAACTTAAAATGCAAATTGCTCAACTAGGCAAACGTCATCATTATGAAAATTGGATTAATGAATTTGGCTCTGGTCCAGGCGAAGAAGAAGAAATGGTGTTAGATGCAGTGACTATGGAAGAATATAAAAGCAAATTTACACAAACAAACTTCCAAGAAGAACTGGCTGGTTTCTTTCCGTTATTAGATAAAATAATGAGAGAGACTAACACAATTGATTTAGAATCATATGTTAGTGAAGCAACTTGCTCTAAATGTCATTGCGATCCATGTGAGTGCAGTGACGAAGAAGAAGTTAAAGAAAGTGCATTTTCTCAATTTGAAGAATGGGCAGAAGCAACTGAACAAGGCAAACTTACAGATGATCAAATAGCAGCATTGAAACAGGCGTTATCAGATTTACAGGCCAGCGGCAATACTCTACAATTAGGACCAGATGGTCAGATAGCAATACAATTTTTTGATGAATTAGGATTAGATGATAGCGACCTTGCAGAAAAACTTAAAGCAGCAACTGAATTAGATCCAACCGGCGACGGTGTTGAAATAATGAAATTATGGGCTCAAGAAAATTATCCAGAATTATTAGTAGCGTTAGGTATGAGTGATACAGGTGAAGAACAACCGGAAGCACCTGCGCAACCTGCTCCGGAGCAACCAGTAGCTGAAGGCTCCGATGATAGCGCTTCTATGGTACAAGAAGTTGCTAAAATTGTTAAGAGTTTTTACAATAGAGACAATCCCGATGTTGGTCCATTCCGCGGACCTGAAGGAATTGCCATCGATGTAGAAAAACAAATTAGCGAAAAATTTGGAGACGAAGCAGGACAACAAGCACGTCAAATGGCTGAAATGTTTATGGACAAACTTACTACCGAATGGACAGCACGTCATGGACAAACTGGTAGCGTTGATAGCGGCGACGGCCTTGCTAGATTAAAAGAACTATTAGGCAATGTAAAATCTAAAGTAGAATGTTATAGCCCAGCCGGTGAAAAAAGTGCAGGCGGGTTGGACATGATGAGAGAATTGTTAGACAGCGTTAAATCCAAAGTAGAAGCATATGCACCTAGTCAAGAAAACGAAGGCATCCTAGATAAAGCAAAAGAATTTGGTAAAAAAATTATAGATAAAGTTGCCCCCGGAGATGATGAGTTACTAAACCGTCTTGAAAAAGACACTGGCGGCAAGCGTCCAAATATGTACAACAAGCCAGAACAGAAAAAAAATTCAGAATTAGAAAGCATTATGAAGTTAGCCGGAATCAGCGAAGGCGATGGACCAAAAAAAATTAGTAAAAAAGAAGTTGATAAATTTCAAAAGAAACACGATGCTAAATTAACAGGACGTGAAGCAAATCGTCAAGAACAAGAAAAAAAATAAGAAAAAATAATTGGCAAAATATAATCAAAATTAGCAGCCGCTGGGGTTGCGATGATAAATAAAACTGTGTATAGTTAACGCTATGCACAGTTTTTCTTTTTAGTCAGTGGGCTTTAAAGAAGAGGCATAATACATTTTATAAAGGCAAAACATTATGGCAACATTAGCAGAAATCAGAGCAAAACTTCAAGCAAGTTCTCAACAAAACGCCGGCAGCTCTAACGGTGGAGACAACGCAATTTACCCCCATTGGAATGCAGCAGAAGGTACAACTACAACAGTTCGTTTCCTACCCGATGCAGATCCTAATAACACTTTTTTCTGGATTGAACGTGCAATGATCAAATTGCCATTCGCCGGTGTCAAAGGTGAAACAAATTCCAAGCCAGTAACTGTACAAGTTCCTTGTATGGAAATGTGGGGCGAAACATGTCCAGTTCTAACTGAAGTGCGTCCATGGTTCAAAGACAAGTCTTTGGAAGATATGGGTCGTAAGTACTGGAAGAAGAAATCATATCTGTTCCAAGGGTATGTGGTTGATAGCAAGATGCAAGAAGAAGGCAAAACTCCTGAGAATCCAATTCGTCGATTCATTATTGGTAGCCAAATTTTTAACATTGTTAAGAATGCATTGATGGATGCTGAGATTGAAGAATTGCCAACAGACTACGTTCGTGGTTTGGATTTCAAGATTGCTAAAACAAGTAAAGGTGGATATGCTGACTACTCTACTAGCACATGGGCTCGTCGTGAACGTGCTTTGAGCGAAGCAGAACAAGCAGCAATTACACAATATGGTTTGTTTGATTTGAAGAGCTTTCTACCTAAGAAACCAGGTGAAGTTGAACTTCGTATCATCAAAGAAATGTTTGAAGCAAGTGTCGATGGCGAAGCATACGATGGCGATCGTTGGGGTCAATACTTCAAACCAGCTGGCTTTGGTGGTAGTGGTTCTGCAACTGGTAACGCAACACCAGCAGCGGCTCCAAAAGCAGCAGCTAAATCAGCACCAGTTGATATTGATGAAGAAGATATGCCGGTGTTTGAAAAGCCAGCAGCCGCAGCACCAGCAGGTGAAGCAGGTAGCCGTGCGGCAGACATCATTGCAATGATTCGTAATCGTCAATCAACTTAAGAGGTAACAAATGGCAAAATCATTTGATATTTCTAAGTTTCGTAAAAGCATCACTAAGTCTATTGATGGATTAGGTATTGGCTTTAACGATCCTACTGATTGGATATCAACTGGTAACTATGCCCTTAACTATCTTATCTCGGGGGACTTCTTTAAAGGAGTTCCCTTGGGTAAGGTAACTGTGTTTGCAGGTGAATCTGGAGCGGGTAAAAGTTATATCTGCTCTGGAAACATTATCAAAGCAGCACAAGAACAAGGCATCTATGTTATCCTAGTTGACAGCGAAAATGCTCTTGATGAAAAATGGTTGTTAGATCTGGGCGTTGATACTAGCGATGATAAGTTGTTAAAACTTAACATGGCAATGATTGATGACGTAGCAAAAACTATCAGCGAATTCATGAAAGAATATAAGGCAATGCCGGAGGACACACGTCCAAAAGTATTGTTTGTGGTTGACTCATTGGGTATGTTGTTAACACCAACAGATGTAAATCAGTTTGAAGCAGGCGAGATGAAAGGTGATATGGGCCGTAAACCCAAAGCACTTACAAGTCTTGTTCGTAACTGTGTTAACATGTTTGGTTCCTACAATGTTGGTCTTGTGTGTACTAATCATACATATGCAAGTCAGGACATGTTTGACCCAGATGACAAAATTTCAGGTGGTCAAGGTTTCATTTATGCAAGTAGCATTGTAGTTGCTATGCGTAAATTGAAATTGAAAACTGACGAAGACGGTAATAAGACTACAAGCGTTAATGGTATCCGAAGCGCCTGTAAGATTATGAAAACTCGTTATGCTAAACCTTTTGAATCAGTGCAGGTTGAGATTCCATACTCGACTGGTATGAGCCCGTTTAGTGGGTTGGTTGATATGTTTGAAGAAAAAGGTGTGTTGAAGAAAGAAGGCAATAGTCTTGTATATGTAACTAAAGATGGTGAGATTATTAAACAATTCCGCAAGGCATGGAACCGTAATGAAAAAGACGGACTAACTATAGTTATGGCAGAGTGGGAAGAAACTGATACTAAATCTACTGTTGTAGAAGAATCTGAGGAAGAATAAAATGGAAGAAGATCTAATTATTGGCGTGTGGGATACTTTTAAAGATTATGTCCCTGAAAAAAATCGTGAAACTGCGGCAAATCATTTTGTAGATTTTCTAATTGGACAAGATGTAGAACTTGCGGTCCTTGAAGCAGTTATGGGATATGATCCTCATCTTGACGCTGCAATTCAACTTATTGTAGATGAATTCAGCGATGAAGATGATACTAAAGAAGACGACACTTATTACGAAGATGAGGATTAATAATGAATTGGTACAGCAAAGTAAGCAAAGATATTGCTCACTTGCCAGGCTGTATTGATCATTATTACCTTGAGTTAGAAGAAGCAAAGCGTGAGGTTAAAATCTACGGAAATGTAGAAAAATCCTCCGCTGCTTTGCCTGGTCTTGTTGCACAACGGTTTAATCAACTCCAAGAAATTGAAGGTATTTTAGAATATCTAAATATTGAACTGCGCCGCCTACGTTCTAAAACTTTTAAGAAATATTTAGAAAATTATCAACGTGCTCTAACCAGTAGAGATGTTGACAAATATGTGGATGGTGAAGCAGATGTAGTCGATATGGAAAAAATTATCAACGAGTTTGCATTGTTGCGCAATCAATGGCTAGGAATAATTAAAGGTTTAGATATCAAACAATGGCAACTAAGTAACATCATAAAACTCCGAACAGCAGGTATGGAAGATGTGACAATTTAAATATAAAAAAGGACTTGAGTCCTTTTTTGTTTTGTGTTATACTATTATTATATGTACATTGAAGACATTTTATCTATTTTACGAATTCAAGTAGCAACCAATCAATTTGATTCAAAATTGATTGAAAGTTTTTATGACCAAATATGTAAAGGTTCTGGTCTTACTGAAAAACAAGCATCTGTTGCCTTAAATATCACTAGAAAATATATTAATAAACTCAATACCTTAACTGGTAAAGATTTAACTGCATTTTTAGACAATCCTACCTATAAATTAGGTATACGCACCATTACAAAAATTAAAACTATTAACATTATTCCCCATACAGATTTTAAAAAAGCAATTCAAGTTCAATTTCCGTTTGACGAAAAACTATTAGACAGTATAAAAAAAGAAAAACCTAAGCTAGGAGATGCATCATGGAATTCTGAGGCAAAATCTTGGATTTTTCCACTAAATGATGCCTCTATACAATTTCTATCTCCATGGGTTGAGCATAATAATTTTATTGCCGATGCTGAATTTTTAGAATATGTTGAGCAGGCAAAGTTGATAAATGCAGATATTGAAAATTTTATACCAATGCTAACGTATGATGGTAAAAATGTCAAAATTATCAATTCTCATGCCAGTGTTCCTCAACCTACTTCATCTAATATTGTTACATCATTATTTGAAGCAAGACGAGCGGGAATTGTTGCATGGGATGCTGCCGTTGATACAGCACTAACCAATTGTAATGAAAACGATATAGTTAAAGATTTCATAAAATCTGACATTGGAACACCATTTTCGGTAAATTTAGAAACAACTGACATTTTTTCTCTTACTTCAATTGTTAAACATATAGGTCCCTGCGTAATAGTTGTACCGGGCGGAAATGAACTAAGCAAATTACAATTGGCATTAACTCTATTACACGCCGCCGATATTAAAAATGAAGAAATTAGTGTATTATTCCGATTATCCAAGGAAGATGGGAGTGATTTTAACGAATTTGTCAGAAATAAAAAATTAAATTCGCCACTGAGTTCTACAACTAAGGCAGTATTCATTAGTGCAAAAATTCCTAAGACCATGATCGAATCTAAGTTAAAATTTAATTGCGTGATAAATTTTAATTTTTATAATATTCACTATACCATCAGAGATTTTCTGAAAAATAGCCATAATGTTATAAATGTAATTTCAAATAAAAAACAAAAGGAAATTGCTAATGTCTTCATGTAAAATTATTATCAGAGACGAGGTCAATGTCAAGATTGATAATCTTGATCTTGATACACGCAAGGCGTTAGTTAAGAAATTCAAGTACGAAGATCCTTCTGCTCGCTTTAGGCCCAGCTATAAATTAGGCCGATGGGATGGTTCGATAAGTTTTTTTGGTCTAGGTGGAACTACATATCTTAGTATGTTAGGTCCAGTGTTAGAGTATCTCGAAAGTAAGAATTTCTATATTGAAGTTGAAGATCACCGAACTAGTCATCAGCTGGAATTTCCTGAAATTTTTGAGGATTTTTGGGGTGATCAAACTTGGCCTGAAGGACATAGATTTGCCGGAGAAAAAATTCGACTGCGAAGTGACCAGGTTGATGCTGTAAATATATTCTTAAAAAATCCACAATGCATACAAGAAATTGCTACTGGTTTTGGTAAGACAATTACCACTGCAACTTTGAGCAAAATCTGTGAAAAATACGGTCGAACAATAACCATTGTTCCTAACAAAAGTCTTGTTGAACAAACTGAAGAAGATTTCATTAATTGTAAATTAGACGTCGGTGTGTACTATGGAGACAGAAAAGATCTTGATAAAACTCATACAATCTGCACTTGGCAAAGTTTGAATATTTTGGATAAAAACTCCAAAAATTGGAACGAAGCAGCTTGTGCTAGATTAGAAATGTTGTTAGATAATGTACAGTGTGTTATGGTCGATGAAGTACATATGGCCAAAGCAGATGTGCTCAAAAATTTGCTAACTAAAAATCTTGCCAATGCTCCCATACGTTGGGGATTGACTGGAACTATTCCCAAAGCCGAGCACGAATTCCAGAGTATCCGTGCAAGTTTAGGTGAAGTAGTAAACCGGGTTGCTGCCCACACATTACAAGAAGCTGGCGTGTTGAGTAACTGTCATGTTAATATTGTACAAACTGCCGAGTGGAAAGAGTTTGGCAGTTACGCAGAAGAATTAAAATATTTGGTCACTGATGATTTCAGGATGAATTACATCAGCGATATGATCAAAGGCATTGCCGAAACAGGCAATACACTGGTGTTAGTTAATAGGATTGATTCAGGTAAAGCACTGATCGAAAAAAATCCAGAAGCAGTATTTGTGTCAGGTGAAGTCAAAACCAAAGATAGAAAGACAGAGTATGATGAGATTAAAACTGTTGATAACAAGATTATTGTGGCGACTTACGGTGTGGCCGCTGTGGGTATTAATATCCCCCGTATTTTTAATCTGGTTCTTCTTGAGCCCGGAAAGAGCTTTGTTCGCGTTATACAAAGTATTGGTCGAGGTATTCGAAAAGCGGATGATAAAGACTTCGTACAAATCTGGGACATTACTGCAAGCACCAAATACGCAAAGAGACATTTAACCGAACGAAAACGTTTCTATAAAGAAGCAAAATACCCATTCACAATTGAGAAAGTAAAATATATATAATGCAAATTTTAACCCTAGACGACGAGATTTTTTATCTCAACGAATTACCAGAAGAAGTTGATGACGATTTAAGATTTGCAGTATTGGATAATAGCGATAGTTCAAATCCTGACTATTTTTTTATTCCACTTATCTTTTTAGAGAGTTTCACTGGTCCAGCAGCAGTATTAAAAATTGGTCCACACGAACTCACTATGCCATTAGATTGGTGTGCAGTTGTAGGAGACCCCGAGGGGCCTGACATGGAAGTATTGCCATTGACCAGTTTGAACGATCGAGGATTTAAGACGTTTTGTTTTAACCCACTTTCCAGTTTTCGACCTGAATTTCTTGAGATTGATATCATCGATGTTTATCAAGATGTTAAATGGTACTTCCCTAAAATGAAACCCGGACAACTATTAGCAACTCCGTTACATGCAGGCAAGAAACCAACCTGTGCATATTTTGTTAAAGAAGTTAGTAGACAAAGTGAACTAGTGGATTATACAAGGTGCTGGTAAATGTCCAAGATATTCGAAAGTCCAGACAAAGGCGAAACAGTTTACTACAGAGAAGAAGGTGAAACATCCCGTGTGTTACATTCCGAAAGCGAAAACAAAAAATCTCTTCACGAGCAATTAATGGAATCGCAACTGTGGGGTAATATTCACCGCGCAGCTCTTACCAATCCTTCTTTACATGCGGCCTTAGAACGTGTTAAAGTAATATACTATCTAACTAAAGAATACGAGAACAGATATGGCCGCAGCAAAACTTGATATCAAACGTGAACTGAATGCAGTAGATCAAAAGAACTACAATTTCTATGATAATCTCACAGACGAAGAACGAAAGGCATTTAGTCCCTACATCTTGATGAGGTATACTGCAAGTGTTCAGGGAGATAGAGATATCCAAGAATGGTTTGTTGAAATGACCAACGAAATGGTTAATAAAAATCATTGGGATCTCAGTAAGAATCATAAGGCATTGCTATGGAAACTATTTGCTGCAACTGGAGCAGGTGTTAATTGTTACCATCCATATTTGGCAGCAGGTAAAAAAGAAAAAACAAACAAGATTGAAAAATTATTGTGCGAAATATATCCCACAATGAAGATGGCCGAAATTAAAATGATGGCATCTATGATGGATAAAAACGATCGAGAAGAACTGTTTGACAAACTGGGTTTTGATAAAAAACAGCGTAAGGAATATGAATGATAGCACTTGTTGATCAGCCATATAAATGTGTTCACTGTAACAAGAGCTTTATGCAAGATAAAACTCTTGTTGCTCATATGTGTGAACGTAAGCGCAGAGCATTACAGAAAGATGAGAAACGAGTACAAGCAGGATTCATGGCATTTAATCGATTCTGGCAATTGACACAGAATGCTAAAAAACTAAAAACATATGACGATTTTGCTGATAGTAGTTACTACAATGCGTTTGTTAAGTTTGGTAGTTTTGTTAATAATGTTAAACCCTTATATCCAGATAAGTTTGTCGACTACGTGATCAAAAGCGGTGTTAAATTAGATCATTGGTGCAGAGATGAACTATATGAAAAATACCTAGTTGATATTCTTAAAGTTGAACCAGTTGAAAGTGCAGTGCAACGAACTATACAAACTATGATGGAATGGGGAGATGAGCATAGTGCAGATTTTTCACATTACTTTACTGAAGTCAGTTTGAATAAAGCAGTACACGACATTCTAAATGGTAAGATCAGTTGCTGGGCAATATTAAATTGTACAGCCGGTAAAACAATGATTAGTAGTATGAGTGATGAACAATTGTTGATGATTGCTCCTATATTTGATGTTCCAGCTTGGTTGAAAAAATTTAGACAAAGCCCGGGAGATGTTGCACTAGTACACGAAATATTAAACGAAATTGGTATAAAATAAATGACAGCTGAATTTAAATCATTCGGTGATGCTAATTCAGTAATGGAAAAAGTTAAAGAACTTAGATCAATAGGATTGATACAAGGTACTGATTTTGATTTTAAATTCATACCATATTCTTTTGATTATGAAACAAATGATGAAGTTAGGAAACATGCTGTTTTTACTTTCTATACTGAAAAATACGCAACATTCTATATATTGAAGTGGTCATAATGGAATTTAAAACTAGTGATTATCGCCAAGTAGAAGCCTGGTGTATGCGATACATTGGTCCTCGAATGTATTACTTACATAATCGTATAGGTGGGCAAGGATGGACTATTAAACGTGCCGCACTGGGTGGTCCTGCTACAATAGCTATAGAAGATAAACATCATGCCCTAATGGCCATGTTAAAATTTGGAAAATAATAATGGACGACAACTTAAAAAGTTTTATACAGGATCATCGTATCAATGTACTTGATACTAATAAACGTGCTTATAGACACACTCGTATGAATACGCAATTTTTTCAGTATTCTCAAGATTATAATATGATGACTGCAACAGAATCATTGCAATACGAGACTGAACGATTATATACTGTAGAAATTTCTGAAGGTGAACTTACTCGCATTGCAGACTTTGAAGCTAAAGTGTTTAATAATATGCGAGATCACGGTCACTATAATATGTTTGAAACCCTTATGAAACAAAAGGAACAAGAGCGAACGCTACGTGACAAATACCCAGCAGTGAAGAAAGCATACGAACATTACAGCCTAATATTAAAATTATCAGAAAGTGGAGAACTATGAAAATTTTACTAGTTAGCTGGTTGCTTGAAAAGTGGAAAGCACCTAAAACATTGCGACAATGGGGATACTATCGTATACTACATGATGTAGAAGGGTGCAAGGTTAAAGAACTAACTGTAGAGCCGGGTAAAAGTTTAAGTATGCAACGTCATTTTAAACGTAACGAATACTGGTTAGTTACAGAAGGAGAGTGTAAAGTAGAACAAGAATTTTCAACATCATTTGTACGCAAACATGAGACTGTACAAATTGCGAAAGGTCAATGGCATCAACTAAGCAACCCCTTTACAAAACCTTGTAGATTAGTAGAAATACAATATGGCGAAAATTGTATAGAAGATGATATTGAAAGGATACAAAAATGAATATACCAAAAGATGGAAGTAGATGGACTGGAATTGGTGAAGTGTTTGTGGTATTACATACTATCGAATTAGATGGACATACGTGGGTACATTATAGAAAAGAATCTAGTGAAACAGAATACAGTTGCTATGTGGAAAGTTTCTTAGAAAGATTTACAGAGACTATCAATTGAAACAAAAATTTATTGATTTATATATGGCATGGGCAGAACGAACTGCCCAATTAAGTCATGCGGTTAGATTGCAGGTGGGTGCTGTTATTGTAAAAGATGATAGCGTTATCAGTTATGGCTACAACGGTATGCCCGCAGGATGGGATAACGATTGCGAGAATAAATTATATATGGACTCAACCGAAGGCGGATGGCTAAGTCCTGAAGAAATTGAAGAATATTATCCATACATAGAATACAATGATGATGCGGACGAAGTGTATAGATATAAGTTAAAAACCAAACCAGAGGTATTACATGCTGAATCAAATGCGATTGCTAAATTGGCTCGATCTACAAACAGTGGTCTGGGCGCTACTATGTTTGTTACCCACGCTCCATGTTTGGACTGTGCCAAACTTATATACCAAAGTGGTATTAGCCATGTTCTATATCGGGACGCTTATCGGGACACTAGTGGTGTTGAATTTCTCAACAAATCTGGAGTAGAGGTCAAACAGATATGACAGACATTGATATCGACTTTGCTGATAGAAAACAAATACTCGAAATAATCAAACATATTCCTGCAAGTATAGAATCGAACGGCATTTTTAAGAAACACAATACCGGTGTTTATTGTCATTCCATTCCCTACAATCCATTGACCAATACTGCAAGTATTGAATATAAAGCAGCAGAAGAACGAGGCTATTTTAAAATAGATTTCTTAAATGTATCTGCGTATCAGGGAGTTAAAAATGAAGAGCATCTTGTTCATTTATTGAATACTGAACCCTTATGGGATTTGTTAGAAGAAAAAGATGTTTGCAATCAGTTGTTTCATGTCAACGGATACCACAACTTACTTTCTGAGTTAAAACCTAAAAGTATACTTGATCTAGCCAAGGTCTTGGCTATGATTAGACCTGGAAAGAAACATCTCATCCCAATATGTAAGGAACAAGGATTCCAAGCCATCGATGATGAAATATGGACTAAAACTGAAGATGCCTATTTCTTTAAGAAGGCTCATAGTATTTCCTATGCTAGTGTTGTGGCTGTTCAATTGAATCTACTCTGCGAACGTATCAGTTACGAATATTCTTAGGACTTCTAACCAATTGTATTGATTTACGTTTGATACGTTTTTCAGCAATCTCACTTAAATTCACTTTGGGACCAAATATAATTTCAACATCCTTACTATTGAATGTTTTTATATAAGGTTTAAAAATCTGCATTTCTTGTTTGAGAAATATATTAATTGGTATTTTTCTATTGCTTTCCCACCACCATATTTCACCCATTTCTAAAAACTTTACCTTGTGTTGCTCGTTAACAATCATGGCTAAATCATAAATGCTAGCAACATAGTCATCACAGTTAACTATAATGCCCACGTATTCTCGATCGTTGGATTTTAAACACGATATAAAGGGAAAGTTTTCTTGGAATTTGTTGCTCATTGAAATTTAAATAAATACATTATGCAGATTTTACCAGTTTATTTATACGCAAACAAACTCGATGTTACGATGGATTTGGATGCTACTATTAGGGGAGTTAACCAAGTAATGTATCAACGCGATCTAACAATACAAAAGGGGATCAAGAATCAAATTCGAATCCAATTTAAAAACAGCGACCAAAAAAGAATATCGGTGTCAAATACACAGACTTTTGTGTTTAGTATGTATGATGCATTAAATCAAAGATTACTTATAGAAAAAAAACTAGAAGTGCTGGCAGAAACTACTAGCACTAAAGGCATGGCACTGCTAACTCTTACTGAAAGTGATACATTAGATTTAGATAAATCTAGTTATACATACAGTGTAAAATTATTAGACACAGACGGAACATATACCCCCGCTTATTCTAATACCTACTATGGTATGAATGGCACATTACATCTTACCAACGATGTTTTTCCGGTACTTAAAGATAGTACCACCGTTAGTAGTTTTCTTCCATCATACAACACAACTACACATCTATACGAACATAAGAGCGGAAACATATATGCTAATCCAGAATATAACGGTAATACTGCATTACATACTGTTGCAAGTTATATGACCGGGTATAAGGGTAATGTCCTTATTCAGGCCACATTAGACAATACTCCTACTGCTGATAATAGTTATTATACCGTAAAAAATAAATCATACAATGGATTTAGTGGAGTTGACTACGTCAATTTTAACGGTATATATACCTATATTCGAGTTGTACATATCCCCGCTACTGCACCTGGAGAACCAGATAACAATAATCCTAATTTCTTCGGATCGTTTGACAAGGTACTATATCGAAGTTAAACTAGTGCATGAATCAAATTCAGGCAGCACTACACACACTTTTACCAGGTAATAGAAAACTAACTAGCGGTGGCTGGATTAGTTTTAATGCTGTCTGCTGTCATCATAGAGGTGATAGGCACGATACTAAAAAACGCGGCGGGGTACTATTCACCCAGGACGGTTTTACTTATCATTGTTTTAACTGCGGTTTTAAGGCAGGCTGGAGCCCGGGTAAACTTCTTAGCAGTAATACTAAACTATTATTAAAATGGTGTGGTATGGGCGATACTGATATTAGTAAACTCGGACTAATAACTCTAAAGTTTAAAGACGATCAACCACAGGCTAAAAAAGCAATAGTATTTGATCTGCTAGAGAAATCACTGCCCGAAGGCACAATGACTGTGATGGATTGGATTAATACTGCATATCTTCCTGATACAAGTGAAGACATTGGTAACATAGTAGAATACATACTAGGCCGTGGTATGGGTCTCGACTGGTATGATTGGATGTGGTCACCTGCCCCCGGATATGCGGATCGGGTTATTATACCATTCTACGACAAGGGCAAAATAGTAGGCTATACTGGTCGTAAGATCAAAGATGGCAAACCCAAATATCTTACGGATAGTCAAAGCGGCTATGTGTTCAATATGGATAGGCAGACCTACAATAAAGAATGTGTTATAGTAGTAGAGGGTCAATTTGATGCAATTGCAGTTGATGGGGTTGCTATTATGACCAATGAACCTAACGAAACTCAATGCGCAAGGATAAACGCCTTAGGTAAACCTGTAATCGTTGTACCTGATAAAGATAAACCTGGTGCTAAATTAGTTAAGGCAGCACTTGATAACGGATGGGGTGTAAGTTTACCACCGTGGGAAGAACATATTAAAGATGCAGCCAAAGCTACTGAAGTATATGGACGTCTATATACATTGACCACGATCATGCACTACCGAGAAACAAATAAGATAAAAATACAATTACTACAGAAAAAATTAGAAGCACTAACTGATGAATAAAAAAGATAAACAACCAAAACCCAACTATACTAGCGAAATGCAATTATTGTATCTAGAGATGTTCCTCTCAGATGCAGAAACATTTGTACGTTGTCAAAACATTTTTGATCCACTCAACTTTGATCAACGATATCAAGATACTGCTGAATTCATTACCAAATACGTAGATGAATATAAAGTCATGCCCGAAGCAAGTATTGTCAATGCCAGTTGCAAAATGGATTTACAACCAGTGAAGTTGCCTGCAGAAAACTATGACTGGCTAATGAATGAATTTGAAAACTTTAGTCGACATAAAGGTCTCGAACGTGCTATTATTGCCAGTGCCGATTTACTCGAAGCAGGCGACTATGGTCCAGTTGAAAAACTGATCAAAGATGCTATACAGATATCCCTAAACAAGGATATGGGTACAGATTATTTTGAAGACCCGAGAGCACGATTGAGCAA